AGTTGATCGATTTGTCAAGGATAGTGAATTGGCTCAGTTAGTTAGTGATTGTGCTACAACAGTCGTTCCGGTTGAACGAACAAGTTTGAATGACAGTGATCGCTCGGTGTGGATGGTGTCGATGTCAATCCAAGCAAGAGTCAAGCATTTGGGCGTGCCAGGGCAGACGAGGTGTAGTCATGATGTTTTTACCAACGGTGCAGCAGGATCATGTAATCTCACGAAACAAGGCGACTGTGGAGTGCCATATTATCGGTTCTTGAATGGAAACAACAGGAAGATCTATGGCTTGCATCAGGCAGGAAGCCCTACTCAAGCGTATTGTGTATTGGTTACCCAGGAGATTTTGGAATCGCTGATTGATGCAGATGAACTACAGTCTTTTGAACCAGAAGTTGTCAAAGTTCTTCGAGAGGATGATGGTTGGGAACTCTTATTGGATGGAGAAGGAGAACCAATACAGAGAGTAGACGAGACAGGATTGGATTGGATTGGTGGTTCTACGAGTAACCTAATGGTTAGACCTCCAACCAAGACAAAACTGTATCGAACAGGAATTGAAATCCCCGACTTTGATAATCATGAACCTTCAGTGCTTTCGAGACACGATCCAAGAAATCCAAACTTTCCATACATGACGAAAGGACTCAAGCTATATGCTCAGGAGCACAAGAAAATTGACCCCCACGAGATTCGAATGGCTCTTCGATTCGTTGCTGGACAAGTTATTTCCTTAATAAGATCCTCAGGAAAAACGCTTAGAAAGTTCACACTTATTGAGGCAATTAATGGACCATGCACATCAGAATATGAAACTTCTAAACCAGTTAATAGAAGTTCAGCGGTTGGTTTTCCCTACGCTCAAAGATTTCGACTGGCTGACAAGAAGGACTATTTGTACTTTGATGAGGATAAGCAGATATGGTTGGTGCGAAAAGACAAGAATGGAGAGAATCTGCTTGGAGCTATGAATCGACTTCAGAGTGATGCTGCTAGTGGAAGAGGAAGAGCAGTCGTATTTTCCTGTTATGGGAAGGACGAGTTAGTGAAGAAGAAGAAGATTTATGGTGACAAAGCTAAGACGCGAGTTTTCATGAGTGCACCATTTCCGTACGTATTGTCTCATCGGAAGTATTTTCTCTCAGCATTTGAGCGCATACAAGAAATTTTTCGAGATATTCCAATTAAGATCGGAATTAACGCAAAAGGTAGAGATTGGGATGAAATGTATCATGATATGTCTAGAATCAGTTCATATGGATTTGACACTGACTGTGCAAATTGGGATGCTAACATAAACCCCATTTGGCAATCAGAGATGACTGATAATTTTTGGAACCCGAGGTTTCAAAAGCTAGATCCGCACTGGACACCAAAAGATGATACTATTCGAAGATCTTTGCATGCTGCCCTCGAAAAACCC